CCCGGACGCTCAGCTGTGGGTGGTGTCGACGGCGGGGAAGTCGAAGGCGAAGTCGGCGTACCTGTGGGCGAAGGTCGCCGCCGGCCGGGCCCGTGTCGAGGCGGGGCTGGATTCGTCGGTCGCGTCGTTCGAGTGGGCGATGCCGATCGATGCGGACCCGGCCGATCCGGCGTCGTGGTGGGGCTGCATGCCCGCGTTGGGGCAGCGCACGATCACTGAGCGGGCGATCCGGGGCGAGTTCGAGGCGATGGAGCAGTCGGGGAACTTGAACGAGTTCCGCCGCGCTTACGGCAACCAGTGGCTCGATGACGTGGTCGATGGCTGGGACATCATCCCGAAGCCGGCGTGGGACGCGCGGGGCGACGCTAAGGGGAAGCCGGACGGGCCGGTCGCGTTTGCGTTGTCTGCGGCGTGGCCCGACGCCGAGATGGGCTCGATCGCTGTCGCGGCGCAGAACGGCTCGGAAGTGTACGTGCAGGTCGTCGAGTACCGGGCGGGTACGTCGTGGATGCCGGACGTGGCGAGGGAACTGAAAGACCGCTACCCGAAGGCTGCGTTCGTGCTTGATGACAAGGACCCGGCGGCGCGGGAGAAGCCCGCGCTCGAGCGTGCTGGGATCGAACTAGTGCCGATGAACCTGACCCACGCCGGGCAGGCGTACGGGCTGTTCATCTCCGCGGTGATGGGTGACGCCCCTTACCTGCGGCACTACGACCAGCCGGAGCTGAACCGGGCGGTCGCGGCGGCGCAGAACCGGCCGGTTGGGGATGCGCATACCTGGGCGCGTCAGGGGCCGGATATCTGCTGCCTCGTCGCCGCCACCCACGCCACGTACGGGCTCGCTTCCGGGGCCAAGCGGAAGCCGCCACCGGACATCTTCTGAGAGGGACCTATGACGAGTGTCCTTGACCGTGTCGACCTCAGCCGGGTCAGCGCGCAGGCCCGCGACGTCCATCTGGGGCAGACGCTGCTGAAGCTGATCACCGGGTTGTTCCTGCTGGTCGGGTGGGTGATCTGGGGTGTGTTCTTCACGCTGCGGTGGTGCTACGCCGCGGTGAAGATCGGGTTCCAGGACGCGGAGAAGCGGTTCGGGTCGCATGCCGCTTCTGGATAGGGTCAGCGCTGCTGTCCGGTCGCAGAAGTCGCTGCTGCTGCAGGTCAACGACGGCACGCAGAACACGATCGTCATCCCTGCGCTCGGCGGCGGGCAGCCGAACCTCGACGGGGCGCTGTACCCGGACGCGTCGTACCAGTCGTCGGCGTCGAACGGTTACGGCCGGAACGAGCTCGTGTATGCGTGCATCCGGGAGCGGGCAGAGAACCTGCCTCAGTCGGTGCTGCGGGTCTACCCGGCGTCGGGTGGGGAGCCGCTGGATGACCACCGACTGCGGCGGTTGATAGCTCAGCCGAATCCGGTCACAAACGAGTTCGAATTCTTCGAATTGTCGGTGACTTACCTGGACCTTGCCGGGAATGTGTACTGGCTGATCCAGCGCGGCCGGGACGGGCTGCCAGCCGAGTTGTGGCCGCTGCGGCCGGACCTGCTGCGGATCTTCCCCACGAGGAACCCGCGGGTGTGGTCCTACGGCTACGTCCTCGACCCGACCGCGACGATCCGTCAGCAGCAGCAGGACATCATCCCGATCCCCCGCGGCGACGTGATCCATATCAAGTACCCGAACCCGCTCGACGCGTACTTCGGGCAGCCCCCGCTGCGGCCGGCGTCGCGGGCAACGTCGCTGGACAACGCGGCGACGGACTTCGTGGACACGCTACTCCGCAACTACGCGGTCCCTGGTGTCGTCATCACCACCGCAGACGCTGTCGATCAGACCGTCGCCGACAAGCTGAAGCGCAAATGGAAGAACTCGTTCTCCGGTGCCCGACGCGGCGAGCCTGCGGTGCTGCAGGACGGGATGGACGTCAAGCCGCTGTCGATGAACCTGCGTGACCTCGAGTTCCCAGACCTGCGGGCCTACTCCGAGTCGCGGATCTGCGCCGTCTTCCAAGTCCCCCCGATCCTGGTCGGCGCGAAGGTCGGGCTGGACCGGTCGACGTTCACGAACTACGGCGAGGCCCGTAAGCAGCTGTGGGAAGAGGCCATCTTCTCCCTGCAGCGGCGTTTCGGTGACCCTGTGAGGGCTCGGCTGCTTCCGGAGTTCGCCGGGGTCGGCCGGCAGCGTGTCACCACGAAGTGGGACAACTCCGAGGTGCTCGCGCTGCGGGAAGCGGAGTCCGCGAAGTGGGAGCGGGCCACCAACGCCCTCGCGCGCGGCGGTGTCACCATCAACGACTTCCGCCGCGTCGTCGGCCTCGACCCCGTCTCCGGCGGGGACGTGTTCCTAATGCCCGCCGGAGTCGTCCCGCAACCCGCCGACCAGATCGCCGCGCCCGTCCCCGATCAGGCGCCGCCAGCCGACCAGCCGCCGCAACTGCAGGCCGCCTCGTACGCGGAGCAGATCATCGCCGAGCTAGCGCACAAGCACAACGGGAAACGACCCGATGCCTTGGTCAATTGAGAAAGGCCACGGCTGCCCGGTCGGCAAACCCTGGGCTGTAGTCAGGGAAACCGACGGGCATGTCGAGGGCTGCCACCCAACCACTGACGCGGCGAAGAAGCAGCAGGCCGCTCTCTACGCGAACGAACCCACGGCCGGTAAGGACAAAACGATGGATCATCTGTTGTTCGGCGTCGAATGGAAGGCCGCTGGGGACACCGGCGAACTCGAGGGCTACATGTCGGTGTTCAACAACGTCGACCAGGAAGGCGATGTCGTTCTGCCGGGGGCGTTCAAAAAGACGTTCGCCGACTGGAACCGGGCTAAGGCGCCGATGCCGCTGATCGACCAGCATCAACTGTCCAGCGACGGTGTGATCGGGTCGGTCACGCACATGGCCGAGGACCAGTACGGAGCGAAAGTCAGGGCGAAGTTCGCGTCCACCCAGAAGGCTCAGGACATCCGCCTGAAGATGATCGAGGGCCACATCCGCGGCATGTCATTCACGTACGAAGCGCTCAAGTCGCACCGGGGCACGTTCTCGGGGAAGTCCGTGCGGTTCCTCGACGAATTGCGGGTGTATGAGGCGACCGTGTCACCGTTCCCGGTGAACCAGCTCGCCGTCGCGTCGGCGAAGGCGAAAGACCCGAAGAAGCCCTACGGCGACGTCGCCTACGCCGACCCCGGCTACCAATCCGACGGGGTGCACCGCTACCCGCTCGACTCCGAGACGCACTGCCGCGCCGCCTGGTCCTACATCCACCAGGCCGACAACCGCAAGCTGTACACCAGCGAACAGCTCTCTCTGATCGAGGGCCGGATCCGGGCCGCGCTGAAGAAGTACGGCGTGACCGCGTCCGAATCGGCCAGCCTCGACTTCGACGCGTTCGCGACCGCAGCCAAGTCGGTCCTCGAAATCCCTGTCCTGTCGGTGCAGAAGGCCGCGATGGACCTGCTGCTGCCGATGTACCATCCCGTTTCAGAAGATGACGCAGCCGAGCTGACCGACGGGCAGCCCACTGCGGACGCAGCCGCCGACACCGGTGAACCGGCCGACGGCACTGCGAACCTCACCGCCGCCGCTTATGCGGTGAGCATCATCGCCCCCTTTGGGCCGCGTGACGACGCACCTGCCAGCGAGCCGCACGACGCACTCGCTTACCCCGCTCAAGTCCTGGAGTCCATGGCGACCCAGGCAGATCTCGACGCCCTCGAAGCGCAGATCAACCAGGCCCTAGGGAAAGAAGCAGACCGATGACCGACCGCTACCAGGACACGCTCGACAAGGCGCTGCAGTGCATCCACCTCGCACGCGCCATCAACGACTCCTACCCCGACCCGACGAAGATCCCTGCCGAGAAGGTCCGCGAACGGAAGGCGCTGCTCACCGAAGCGGGCCGGCTGCAGGAGATCGCCGAGACCGAGAAGCAGCAGTCCCGCCTCGAGACGTGGGCGTCCAGCCCCGACTCCGACCAGGGCGCCATCGCCGGCGCCGCACACAAAGCCCAGGCCGAAGCCAAGATGAACGGCGGGGCGGACCAGTTCGCGCAGGCCAACGAGCAGATGAACATGAAGCGGTTCGCGAAGGCGCTCCGCGGCGGCGTGAACTCCCTGAACATGGAGGAGAAAGCGGCGATCGTCGAGAACGCCACCGGCCAGATCATCGTTCCGCACGATCTCGCCGGGCCGATCTTCCTCACCCTTCCCCGGCTCGGTGTGCTGCGGAACCTGGCGCTGGTCCGGCCCACGACATCGAACCTCGTCGACGTGCGGGCGCTCACCGGCGTGACCGCCGGCTGGGGTCAGCTCGAACTCGGCGCGACACCGGCAACTGATGCCGGTATCGCCGCGACCGGCCCGAACACGGTCACCGTCCAGGACCTTGTCGCGCTGGTGCAGATCGGTGTCGACGAGCTGATGGACACCGACGCGAACCTGGTGTCGCTGGTCCAGGAGATCGTGGGCGCGAAGTACGCCGAGATGGAAGACGACGCGTTCGCTGCCGGCAACGGCACGTCGAAGCCGTTCGGTCTGGCGACGCGGGCCACGGTTGGCGGCGCGATCCCAGCGTCGCAGGGTGTCACCGCCGCCGCGTCCGCAGTTGTCGCAGATCAGCTGAAGTCGATGCCGTTCCTGATCTCGGCCCGTTTCGCAGGCAACGGCGCCTACCTCGCGTCCGACGACGCGACGCAGGCGATCTCGCTGCTCAAGGACTCCACGAGCAACTACCTGTGGCAGCCCAGCAACATCGTCGGGCAGCCGGCGACCCTGTTCGGGTACCCGTTCTATCGGCTGTCGGGTCTGCCGTCGATGGCGGCCACGACCACGTTCGTGGACCCGTCGGTGCTGTTCGGGGATGTCCGGTCGGGGTACATGGTCGCGGACCGGCAGCAGATCACGGTGCAGCGTCTGGACGAGCGTTACGCGGAGCAGGGCCTGGTCGGGTTCCTGTTCCGGCAGCGTGTCGGCGGCGACGTCATC